TGGTGTTCGAGGAGTTTGCAGGGCAAATCCAGCTGCAGAAGATGCTCAAGTACCTTGATCCTTATCCAATGGCACTGGAAGTCAAGGGCGGCATGAGGCCTGCAATGTACGAGACTGTCATCATCACCAGCAACACAAGGCCAGATGGCTGGTACAGGAACGAAGAGCAAGACGGCAAGCGTACAGATTCACTCCTTGCACTCTGGGACAGGCTTGGCTTCAAGAACGGCAACAACACCATCTGCAGAACATGCGGAACCTACTTGGAACCAGCTCAGCCAGGGGCTATAACTAGACAGTGGCTTGACAGCACACGCAACTGGTTTATGGGTCAGCTCATGAGAGCATGTGGTATCGCAGCACACGAGGTGCTCACTGACGAGGACATCAGTGACAGCGAGAGCGAGTGACATAGCGCGGGTAATACTCACCCGCGCTATGTCTATAAGTGGTCCAAAAAATATATAATATGAATTGGACCACTGACGTCACTCTTGGACCACCTCTTATCTCCCATCCACCTCCCTTAGGAGGGTTTCTTTCTCTCTCCGCCTTACAATTTATCCGCCTTACAGCTAGTTTAGTGGTTTTCTAGGGGAGGAATGAAAAATTATATAGTGCAGTCAGTTGGTGAATGAACAGGGTCCTCGGGGTCACCGTTTTCGATGGGACCTGCGGTCGGCAAGGGGTTTGTGGCTTCTTTTTCAATTAAGTATCAAGAGGGAGGGTGTCAGTGTGGTCAAGGTCAGCAGCAGCGGCAGTAGCAGCAGGAACTTCAGGGTATTCATGATCAAGGTCACGAACATCACGTCTAAGACTCTCTGCAAGTTGAGCACGGCGTCCAGAAGCATTATACAGCCTCTCAAGGTGATCACGATCAGACCTTGGATAACGCGAGATATCCGTTGTCCCAAAACGCTTAGAAACCTGAGCATCATGATCTTCATACCTCTTCTTCAGCTCTTCACTTTCACGCTCAAACGATCTGCTAGATCAGCCATAGCAGTCCTCCGGCGTTTCTTATCAGGTGTCAGTCCACTGGTCGGATGTGAACGTACCATCCTTCCTGTGTCATCTGCAGCACGGGCAGTCATATCAATCAAAGCCTGAGGCACTTCTTCTTCATCAAGAGACTCAGCAGCAAGCACGTCATCCTGGGCGACGGCGCGGACAGCAGCAGAGGCAGATTGGGACACTCCAAACTTGGGGCTACGGAATGTCATATAGAAGACCTGCTCCAAAAGAAGATTAACAGTTACGGGGTTGGTGGATGTGGAGGCGGCAAGTTGAACACCACACCAGAAGCATGGTGCAAAGTAGGTTACTCTGTTGACGTTGGAATACCAGTCAAGGTCGCGGGAGTCGGCTGAACTAGTTGAAACACTACAGTCATGGAACGTGGTCCTTTCTTGAATATCACTTGCCCAACACATACGAGCAGTCTTGGCGACACTATTATTAATCGCAGTACGGGTCTGAACTGTTGAATATTTCAGCAAATCATTGAGCGTCACTCGTTGCGGGGAGGTGGCAAGGACTTCAGCTCTGGTTCCCATACGATCATAGGCACTCACAACAGTCAGTGCAGTAGAAACTGCACCAGATGCACCTCCTACTGGCGAGATGACCGAGATGCGCGAGATGACACCATCGCACTTGACAGAGTCATAGAGGTTAGCATATGCCTGATAAAGTTGAGAACCGACCGCACCAGCACAGGCATCGACAGCAGACGCGTCCGGGATATCAAAGTACGGATTCGATGAAAGGACATCGCTATCCCGAGAACCTGCAGGAATTGTCAAGGTCACAACCTTCTGTGCCTTAACAACGATGCGACAACGTGAACGGGATGAGACACTGCCAACAGACGAACGGCGACGATAGGACCGACGACGATATCCACTGTAGCGGCGACGATACCTTGATGGGTAACGACGCCTATACCTTGAATAGTAGGGCATTTGTGTCAAAAAATGTTGACCAAAATAAAAACCGGAACGGTTACTAAATCAAAATGGTTTAAATGCAGGTCGGGACAGTTGAAATGTGACAGCTTCCATGCTAAATTTAGAAGCATAGAGAGAAAAAATGTCATGCAATTGCATATCTAAACAAGACGCAATCTTTCTTTTGATTCCTATCCTTTTCTTTCCACGAATGAACGAATGAGCGCGGCAAGCAGAGAATCAAGAGCTAAGCGTTGGTGTTTCACCATCAACAATCCTACAGATGAAGACAAGTTCTGGGAGAATGGTGAACAACAGAGTGAACTCGAGTACCTCATTGTTCAAGAAGAAGTGGGCGAGAACGGTACAAGACACTATCAGGGCTTCCTCATTCTTAAACGCAAGAACAGGCTCACTTGGTTAAAGAGCAATCTCAACAACAGAGCACATTGGGAGAAGACACGCGGAACAGACAAACAAGCGGCAGACTATTGTCGTAAGGATGATACTCATCCATCCGAGGGTCTCAGGTTTGAGTTCGGTAAACTGACAAAAGAAGGCAAGCGTAGAGGAAGAGACGAACTGGAAGAAGCAGTCATCGAAGAGGTTGAAGCACTCAAGAAAGGTTTCAAGACAACAGCTGACATCGATGCTCAAGTACTTGCACGTCCTGGATTCTTGGCAGCATACAATGCACTGACAGCTGATCTCCTTGGTCCTTACAGGCCTGAACTCAAGATCATCACGTTAATTGGACCTCCCGGAACTGGCAAATCCTTTGCAATCAACACACTCTTCCCAAAGGCAGGAAGAGCAATCATGGGCAACGGGGGCACTTGGTTCGCAAACCCTACGAGCAAGATCATGGTGTTCGAGGAGTTTGCAGGGCAAATCCAGCTGCAGAAGATGCTCAAGTACCTTGATCCTTATCCAATGGCACTGGAAGTCAAGGGCGGCATGAGGCCTGCAATGTACGAGACTGTCAT